TAGTCGATAGTTTTACATTAGCTTGATCTTCGATTAATGGCGTAATATAATTCTCAAATCTTTCTCTAGAAATAATAAGTCTTACTTCATCTCTTGATTCAATTCCAAACTTTGAAAGAATATTACCCGCTCCAGAATATTGATCATAGTTATCAACATATGCCTCAAGAGGAAGTGCCATGTCAAATTTTGATTGCACAACCTCTCTTATAACAGTGTTCTCCGTCATATATTTTCTAGGGAGATAAAATATATCCACTCCATATGTTCGGAGTTGTTCATTGATTAAATCCTGAACAAGATTTTGCTCCGATGATGTTCCTTGCGTAAAAAACGGATTTAACACCATGATATTAACCTATGAAATCTAATGGAGGAAGTTCATAGGTATTTGACATTTGCTCCCTAATAATTTCTAAATCCTTTTCTGCATCATCATAAATCTGTCTTCCATTCAATTCAATTCCACCGGGTAACTTAACACCTTGGAACTTGATTAAGTTCTGACCCCACTGCCTTTTTATGAGAGCTGTGAGATATCTCTTTAAGAAAGAGTCATTATATACTCTAGTAAAATCATTAGGATCTAAAAGTCTGGTGCAATCTATAACAAGGTAATCATTAACACCCACAGATCCCCAGTCAATATCCAAATAAAGTCTATCTTGTCTTTGATTAAATCTAATTTGTTTCTCTGTCGTAAGAAGGTAATCTATATCTTCAAGATATGTTTTTGTCATTGCATAAGTCAATAACTCAGTTGACCCAAAATAATATATGTCATTTAAAAATAATTGATATCTAACACTAAACATGTTATTAGTAACGGTGTTAGATCCATCAAATCTGAAAATTTTTGATATTCCTAGAATTTGTGGAGGAACCTGCAGATAGTTGCTATTCTCTTCAAATTGAAATGTTGCTGTTTGTCCATTGATAGAAGTGCTAGCACTGGTGGTAACAATGCCAACCTCATTTGTTCCTTTTCCTCTATCAATATCTGCTTGAGTAATTTTATATTTTAAATATACTTGACCTACTCCATCAAAATGTCTTTCATGGAAATACTGTAAAGCATCATCTACAAGATCATCAACTTGTTCATCAGCAACATTAATCTCAAGGACCGGAGCCCCAAGTTGCCTTTTACAATAATTGATTAAATCTGATCTACTTGCTGGTTGTGCCATTTATTCCACAAGTTTCCTAACTGTATTTAGGGCGCTGAAGATACAGGATTGTAAACATAAACGTTTCCGTTTACTAAACTGTAAACTGTAGTTCCAGAACTTACTAAAACATCGTACATATATCTACCTTCAACCAAACTTCTAGTGTCTGTTCTTCCAAGAGATATTGACATCTTTCCGTCAAATGCACTTGTAAATCCTACTGTAAATTCTGTAGTAATTCCAAGTGTTGCTCCCACTGCAACACTTTTTGAAATGGCTGCAGATCCAGTGTAATCTGTTAGATTAAATGCAGAGTTTGATGTATCTAAAACATTTAAATTCGCAGAAAAATCAGAACCACCATAAATCGTTAGATTTAATCCGTAGGGAACTCCTGAATCTGGATCAAAGGTGATATTTTTAGTTGCCATCTGCTAACCCTATTACTGCCATTGTTTCTTGTTGTTTATAATAAAGTTTTGCAAAAGACTTTGCGATGTTTTTTAATTCATCACGGTCATCACAATTATCTATATCAGTTGCAATCTGTTGATATGCAAAACTTTTTGATAAGTTTTTTAGTTCGATTGTATCAGGATCCATGTAACAACTCCTTTAGTAAAGATTTAATTTCATCAATGTCACTTTTCATATTAGCAAGTTCTTGCTCCATGTTCTGTGTCTTATGATTCTTTTCACTTTTCACTTTACGTCTCGCAAGATATTGCTGATATTCTAAAGTGTTGACATTAACAACTGCATTTGTCTCAGGATCTCTTGCGAGATCCTTATGTCCTTCTAATCCGTAAAAATCCATTATGCTAACGCGATTGCTCTAAGTTCTTTAATTCTAGGAACAAAACACTGACTATTAGATGTCAGTAAGATTTTTACTCTATAGGTTCTAAATGCAGGGAGTTGATCAATTGTAAATGTATACTCTCTGTAATCAATATTTTCACTATCGAAAGATTTTGTATTTGATTTTACAATAAATGAATCAGATTCTCCATTGCTATTTTCAGCAGAGATAACTTGTCCTCTAGAATTAAAGTTAGAGTATCCTGGGAATGGCGTAAATACCGGTTCAAGTCCGACATTATTATTTACTGCATAGAATGCCCTAATGTCGGCATCTTCTCCAACGTGAGCAGCCAGTATAATTTTGATCGAAGATGCAGAATTTTCAAGAACAATCTCTTTGGAGATGTATTGACATGCTGTTGGATCTTCCTCAATGATATCCACTCTAGAATCAGTAGCATAATTTGTAATAATATTGTTAACTCTATTAGAGGTTACAATGGCATTTACTCTCTGGGCATCAATGATTGGACTTATACGAGTATCATCTGAATTGAGTGTAAGACTCATTTGTAGTGATTTTCCGCCCACAACATTAGTGAGTTTTAAGTCTTCATTAATCTTAGAAGCAATCATTCTTGGAGTATCAAAATAATTTTTTTGATTTATTGAAATATCTTCAAATCCAGAATCAATATATGGAATTTCATTTCCACTAAAACTCTTACTGGTAGTTGTTCTTACTTGAGCAGTAATATTGGTTCCAGTAACAGAAACATTTTGAACTTGTGGTGTAATAATTTCAAATGGCATATTTTGAGTAGCTCTTATCTCTCTGCCACCAGTTGACTTGTCCCCTCCGATATAAAGTTTTGGATGACCAATATCAGTGCTTCTATCAGTTCCAGTGGTAGAACTCATATCAAGTTTAACTTTATATGAATCAAATGTAAAGGGATTTGACTCAGTTACATCACTCAAATCATGAGTTCTATTAATTCTCATCAAATTAATATTTGAGTTTTCATATTTAAATACTGGTGTTCCAATTGGATATGTTCTTGGATCAGTTCCCCTAACAATATCTCCCCCAATATTATTTCCAGAGACATTGGTATACTTGATAATTTCCTCACCAATTAAAAGATATCCAGCATTTGTAGTTCCAACTCCAACATTTTCAAAAGTAGAGAATTGTGTCCCAGATGCAACAGCGATTGCTGAGGTAGACCCGGAGTTATACTCTGCTGTTAACTTAGTTGGTTTGATATCTGGAATTACTCCAGAAATAGCAACGGAGTTTTCTGAGAAATACATTCCATGATTTTGATGGTTCACCTTGAAATGAGTTCCCTCGCTATCAATATTGATTGTTGAAATTTGAACATCACCTCCAGTTCCAAGTCCAGTAGCGCCAGAAGAATTGAGTTCCGTTGTAATACCGGAACTATTGACATACATTAGAGTTTTTGCTGCACCAACAACAAACTCACCCTGAACATTGCCAAACACTAATTCATTAGTAATACCAATTCCAGCAATTGTTAATCTTGCATTTCTACCAATAGTTGCAATACCAATGGTGGTAATACCAAGAACATCACCCACCTGATAACCAGAACCTCCAGATGCGATTGTTGCACCACTTGCAACAATAGATCCATCTTTGATGCTGATATCAGCAGTTGCACCTCTACCATTTCCAGTAATTGTTACCAGATTAACTCCACTAAAAGTCAAACTTCCATCAGCTGGAGTATATCCAAGACCAGCATTACTAATAGTGAGATTACCTACAGCAGAAGCTGCTACTCCTACCAAATCTCCAGTTGCATTTGTTCCTTGTTGTGAGAAGGTATTACCTATCTCATAGGAATCTGCTACCGTAGTTCCAAGACCAACTCTAATTTGTCTAGAGTTCATAATAATCGAATCTGGGAGAAGTTTTGGAATTTGTCCATTTCCTCTGGTGAGTTCTGGACTATAGAATTCTACTGTTCCATTTTCAACAAAGTCTGCTCTATAAAGAGTAAACTTAAGGTCTTCCCATTGACTTGGTTCCCATGTGGATGCGTTTTGTGATTTAAACAACGATCCAAGATATGGTTGATTTGAAATAAATGTATCTGTCAGAAGATCTACTTCACCAATTCTAGAGATATAAACACTATATTTGGTGGAGTTAGATGCTAAGCATATAGCATA